CAAACTATGTTCCTTTTGGCAACTTCAATGATGTATTACAAATTATAAAATCAGGCATTTTCTTTCCTGTTTTTGTTACTGGCCAATCTGGTAACGGTAAAACAATGTCTATCGAACAGGCGTGTGCTAAACTCAAACGAAAATTTGTGTTAGTATCCATGACACCTGAAACCGATGAGGCGGACCTACTTGGTAACTATGTTCTTATCAACGGTCAAATGGAATGGAGAGATGGTCCTGTCACAACGGCTGCTCGTGAAGGCGCAGTGTTGTGTATTGACGAGATCGATTACGGCGCTCAGAACCTAAGTTGTCTTCAACGAGTGTTAGAAGGTAAACCATTTTTGCTGAAGAAAAAAGGCGAATTGGTTACACCCACTCCGGGTTTCACTATCTTTGCTACCGCTAACACCAAAGGCAAAGGTTCTGAGGATGGCCGTTATATATTTACCAATGTGCTTAACGAAGCATTTTTGGAAAGATTTAGAAATACCTATGAACAAGATTGGCCACCTGCTAATGTTGAAAAGAAAATTATCAACGGTGAGTTGAAAAAAGCAGGCGTGAATGATGCTGATTTTGCTGACAAACTTGTAACATGGGCTGATGCGATTAGAAAAACTTTTGAAGTTGATGGTTGTGATGAAGTAGTTTCAACCAGAAGACTGGTTCATATCGTTGAAACCTATGGTATCTTTGGTGATAAAATGAAAGCGATTGCTTATTGCTTAAATAGATTCGATGATGAAACTAAAGTATCATTCATTGACCTTTACACCAAAGTTGATAGTGGTGCTAATTTAGACGACATTATGAACGCTTCAAGTGAATCAAAATCAGAAGATTTGGAAGAACTCGAAGATGATGAGGATACCGATAGTAACGGATACTATGACCAAAATCAGGCAGACATTTGATTGTTTGCCTCATTTTGATTGATAATTAAGTATAATATAACAATCTGGTGAAGGTCGCACACCAGAATTGTTTTTGTTTTGCGACCATTATATTATGGAGAAATATTCAATGACTAAAGTATCAAGTGCAGCTAAGTATAAAATTCTAGGTTATCTTTCAAAGACATCTGGTTACAATACTCTAACAGTTGCTAAAGCTCAGTCAATGTTTGGTATTAAAAATGTTGCAGCTCGAATCGATGAACTTCGCAAAGAAGGTCATGCTATTTACACAAATTCTAAAAATGTAAATGGTGAAAAGGTTACATTCTATCGTTTGGGCACACCATCACGCAAAGTCGTTGCTGCTGGTGTTGAATACCTTCGCCAACAAGGTGAAAAAGCATTTGCCTAATTTAAATGCTTAATCCAAAAAGGAGTGATATATATAATTATACCACTCCTTTTTTTTAATATTATGGATATATTATGGAAATCAAAATCAATATTGACGAACTGAAAAAACATAAATTGTTTATTGCTACGCCAATGTATGGCGGCCAATGTTATGGTCTTTATGCAAAAGCAGCCTTAGACACACAAACAACACTTTCAAAATATGGAATAGAATGTAAATTTTCTTTTCTATTTAACGAATCATTAATTACTCGTGCTAGAAATTATCTAGTTGATGAATTTTTAAGGTCGGGTTATACTCATATGATGTTTATCGATTCTGATATTCATTTTAATCCACAAGATATTATTGCTTTATTAGCATTAGATAAAGATGTAATTGGTGGACCTTATCCTAAAAAATCTATCAATTGGAAAAATATTGCAGAGGCAGCTAGAAAACATCCAGATATGCCCGTTACAGATTTACCATCATTAGTTGGTGAATATGTTTTCAATGTGGTAAAAGGAACTAAATCATTCCAAGTTACCGAACCAATCGAAGTATTAGAAATTGGAACAGGCCATATGATGATTAAACGCCAAGTATTTGAAAAAATGGCAGAAGCTTATCCAAACATTCAATACAAACCCGACCATGTTGGTCAGGCGAACTTTGATGGGTCAAGATACATTCATGCTTACTTTGATACTATTATTGACACCAAAGATAGTCCTACGGGCGGAGGTTCAGACCGATATCTATCAGAAGATTATATGTTCTGCCAAATGTGGCGTAAGATAGGTGGTCAAATCTATATGTGTCCTTGGATGAAGAATCAACATATTGGAACTTATGCGTTTGCTGGTGATATGCCTGCTGTAGCAAAATATACAGGAAAATTATAATGTTAGTTGGTCTTGTTGGATTTATTGGATCTGGCAAAGGAACTGTTGGTGATATTCTTGTTGAAAAAGGTTATCAAAAAGATAGTTTCGCTAGACCATTAAAAGATGCCTGCTCGGTCATATTTGGCTGGGATAGAAAATTACTTGAAGGTGAAACAAAAGAATCCAGAGAATGGCGAGAACAACCTGATGAATTTTGGTCAGATGCTTTTGGTCATCCTTTTACTCCTAGAACCGCTTTACAAATATTAGGCACCGAAGGTTGCCGTAATAATATTCATAAAGATATATGGGTTCATTCATTATTGAAACGAGCATCAACCAAAAATACAGTCGTATCAGATGTTCGCTTTCGAAATGAAATTAAAATGATTCATGACCATGGTGGTAAAATTGTCCGAGTTAAACGAGGACCTGAACCAGAATGGTTTGATGATGCAATTAGATACAATCGAGGTCCTAGAAAAAACTTTGGTTGGGCTAATGCAAAATATAAATTGCAAGATTTAAATATTCATTCTTCTGAAATTGATTGGGTTGGATGTCCTATTGACTACACAATAGAAAATAATGGGACATTAGAAGACTTAGGCAATAAAGTAGATGACCTATTGCAATTTATTAAAAACAGTGTATAATTTATATTATTATTATAAAGGTGAAACTATATTATGAAACTCTCGAATGAAACTATTTCTATATTAAAAAACTTTGGTGCTATTAATCAAGGTATTTTTTTCAAAAAAGGAAAAACACTCAAAACAGTTTCTTCTCATAAAAATATTTTAGTGCAAGCTAATATTAATGAAGAAGTTCCTGCTGACTTTGGTGTTTATGACTTAAACAATTTCTTATCAGTTATCTCATTAAGTTCAGATCCAACTTTTGAGTTTGAAGATAAGAATGTGGTTATTGTTGGTAACAAAGGTCGTTCAAAAACAAAGTATCGTTTTTGTGAACCATCAATGATTGTAACACCTCCTGAAAAAGAATTATCTATGCCTGATCCTGAAATCACAATTGATTTTTCAACTGAAGACTTTGGTGATATCATGCGAACAGCTGCTGTTCTTTCTTCTCCACAAATCGCTGTTGAATCTAATGGTTCTAAAGTTAGTTTAATTACATTAGATACAGCAAATGATTCCGCTCACACAAACACACTTGAAATTGGTTCTGGTGATGGAAAAGTTTACAGAATGATTTTTAAAACAGAAAATCTATCTAAAATTTTACCAGGTTCATATACAGTGAACATTTCATCAAAAGGTATTGCTCACTTCAAAAACAAAGATGTTGATTTACAATATTGGATCACCACTGAACAAGGTTCTAAATTTGGAGATTAATATGTCTTTTCAAATTTTTACAAATGCTTATAAAGGCAATTCAAGTGATTCAATTATAATTAACACCGACCATGTATTATCAGTCTATGAAGCAACATATCCAAATTCTGAAACAGGTGAAGATGAAAATGTTGTTAATTTATATACAGTAAATGGTAATACATATCAAGTCACCGAATCATTTGGTGAAGTTTTGAATAAGTTAAATGCTTAAATTTTATTATATTATGAGGTGTGTGAATGGAACATTTATTATGGACGGAGAAGTATCGTCCTAAAAAGATTAGTGACTGTATATTACCTGAACGGTTAAAAAAACCATTTCAGGAATATGTCAATCAATCAAATATACCAAATCTTTTATTATCTGGTGGTGCAGGTGTTGGTAAAACAACGGTTGCAAAAGCCATGTGTGAAGAAATTGGTTGTGACTATCTAGTTATTAATGGTTCAGATGAAAGTGGTATTGATACCTTTCGAACCAAAATTAAAAATTATGCTTCATCAATGTCACTCGCTGGTGGCAGAAAAGTCATTATCATCGATGAAGCAGATTATCTAAATCCAAACTCAACTCAACCCGCTCTTCGTAATGCGATTGAAGAATTTGCTGGTAATTGTTCTTTTATTTTTACTTGTAATTATAAGAATCGTATTATTGAACCGTTACACAGTCGTTGTGCCGTTGTAGAATTTTCATTGAAGTCAAATGAAAAGGCTGATATGGCAAAACAATTCATGTCTCGTGTTGTTGGTATCCTTGACAATGAAAAAGTAGAAGCGGACAAATCTGTTATTGCTGAGTTGATTAAAAAACATTTTCCAGATTTTCGTAGAGTTATCAATGAACTTCAAAGATATTCTCAGTTTGGAAAAATTGATACAGGAATCTTGGCACAAATTGGTAATATTCAGATTGATGAGATTACCAAATATCTAAAAGAAAAAAACTTTAATTCAATTCGTAAATGGGTTGGAACAAGTGATGTCGATGCCAATACTGTGTTTAGACAAATCTATGATGCCTTATATGATATGTTAAAACCAAATTCAATACCAAATGCCGTATTGATTATTGCTGACTATCAGTATAAAAATGCTTTTGTAGCTGATACTGAAATTAACTTGGTTGCTTGTTTGACTGAATTAATGGCAAACTGTGAGTTCAAATAAAAAGAAAAAACCTGATATGGTGGTGGATCATCCAGAAAGTATGATGTTCCCAACAAACATCGGTGCTCCAAACTTTTCACCGGTGCCTATCAAAAAAGAAAAGGATCATATGATTAACATGGCAAGAATGAATGCCAAACAAGAATATGATCGAATTATGGAACTCGTATCTGTCCTTAAAAAACAAGCAGATAATATTAAAAAAAGGTTAGAGATGACGGACTTAATTTATCAAGCAAAATATAATTTTAAAATAGTTCACGGTAAAACATATTGGTTAGTTGAAAACATCGATAAAAATATTACTGAACTTGTGATGCTAGGACCAAACGAATGGTCTGGAAAACATCCACCACATTATAAATATCTTGCACCAGTTCGTTCACTCGGTGACCACACATGGGAAATAGTAGACGATGAGTAGCCCTTTTGATTATGTAAACCAAATTTTATATGGCAACAAGCAATTGATTGTCGATGAAATAACTGAACAAGGTTATAAACCTTTTTTAATAAACCGTTCTTTATCCTACCAAAAAGATTGTATCTTTTATGCAAATGAAATGAATCGTTTTCACCACTTGGAAAACAAGTTGCAGAATGATTTTTTACTAAATACAATAAGAAAAAGCAAACGACCATTTGCTAAGTGGGTAAAGGCTGAGAAAAGTGATGACATAGAATGTATTAAGATGGTCTATGGCATTTCTAATTCTAAAGCCAAAGAAGTCCTTCAAATACTCACAAAAGAACAATTAAAAGAAGTAAAAGAAACAGCCGATATTGGCGGAGTAGGAAAAAAATAAAATGGTAGATTTAAATAACTTCATAGAAGTCACTTTAAACGAACAAGATGACTTTCTAAAAGTTCGTGAAACATTAACACGAATCGGCGTTTCTTCACGCAAAGAAAAAGTATTGTATCAGTCTTGCCATATACTACATAAACAAGGCAAGTATTACATTACACATTTTAAAGAACTGTTTGCTCTCGATGGCAAACCTTCAAACTTATCCGAAAATGATATTCAAAGAAGAAACGCAATTGCTAAATTGCTAGAAGAATGGGGTCTAATTAAAATATTAAATCCAAAATTACTTGAAGACAATGTAGCACCTTTACATCAAATCAAAATCATTTCTTTCAAAGAAAAAGACGATTGGGAATTGATAGCAAAATATAATATTGGAAAAAAACCAGGCGAAGAACATTAATTGCCTCATTTTTAAACCAAAAATGATATAAATATAAGCGAGATGCCTAACTAGGGTCTCGCTTTTTTTTAACTCGCTTAATAAGGAGAATATAACATGACATTTAATAGTCACTTTTCATTTGCACCTTTGCATCACTCAACACTTGGTTTTGAAACACTTTTTGATGAAGTTGAGAAAATGTTATCTACAACAGAATTAAAATCTAACAACTCTTTTCCACCACACAACATAGTTAAAGTTGATGATTATCATTATATCGTTGAATTAGCTGTTGCTGGTTATTCAAAAGATGAAATAGATATTACTGTTGATGATGGACATTTAATTATCAAAGGTAATAAAGAAGACAAAGACAAAGATGTTAAATACCTACACAAAGGTATTGGTCTTCGTTCTTTCACAAAAACATTAAAAATTGCTGACACCGTTGAAGTTCGTGGAGCTGAATATAATGATGGTATCTTAAAAATTGGATTAGAAAATGTAATTCCAGAAAATAAGAAGCCTCGTAAGATTGAAATTGGTAAAGAACTTAAACTACACAAGCAAGAGCTTTTGAAAGAAAGTAAATGAGGGGTGGGAGTTTAGAACTCCCATCTTTTCTAAATAATTGGAGTATATTATGCCAGATAAAAACTTTAGAATATCTAAAGAAGCAAAAGCATTAATCTCAGGCTTAGGTAAAAGAGATAATGTTTTCAAAAAATTGATAGTAGAAGCAGAAGAAAAATATCAGCAAAACAAAAATAGAAAAACAAGAAGGACGGAATAGATGCAACTATCGAAAAATTTTACAATGGCTGAATTTATTAAATCAGATACAGCCACTAAATTAGGAATTGACAATACTCCAGAAGGCGAACATTTAGAAAATGCAAAAGCATTATTTGAAAATGTTGTTCAAAAAGTAAGAGACCATTTTGGTCCTACTGTGTTGAACTCAGGATATCGTTCACCAAAATTAAATGAAGCTGTTCGTGGTGTTTCCACATCACAACACTGTTTAGGTCAAGCCGCAGACATTGAAGTTCCAGGTGTAGCAAACGCTGATGTGGCACAATGGATTGTGGACAACTGTGATTATGATCAAGTCATTTTAGAATTTTATACACCAGGTATTCCAGATTCAGGATGGGTTCATGTAACTTATAAAAGTCCTGAAGAAAACCGTAAGAGTGTTTTAACTGCCATGAAAGAAAATGGCAAAACGGTATATAAACAAGGTTTAATCGCCTAATAAAAAAAAGGAAAGATATTATGGATATAAATTTGAAACTTGATGTGAACCAAGTAAATACTATTTTAAGATGTTTAGCAAAACATCCGTTTGAAGAAGCTGCTAATATTATTAATGAAATACAAAAACAAGGTAATTCACAAGTAGCTGCACAAGAAAAACCAGAAGGTGAAAAAACTGAATAATGGATATTCTGATAGCGATTGCCATTTTTGGTATATTGTTATCATCAATACTTTGTTGGATTGCAATTATTTGGTTTTTAATTAAGAAATACATAGAGAAACATAAAAATTAGTATTTAATAATGATTTTCTCTATTGCTTTTAGCTGTGATTTAGGATAAAATACCATTATCAAATAAGAAATTATTTGGTGAAATCTCAAGGCAGACTTTGTAGCAATACTCTCTGCTGATCTGATTAGACAAAATCTAATCAATAAGGAGAAACACTATGTGGACTAAACCAGCTGCAACAGAAATGCGCTTTGGCTTTGAAGTTACAATGTATGTATGCAACAAGTAATTGTTGACTAGATACAAACTTCAAACAGCATTGACTGTTTAAAAAGACAATAGAGGGAACTTCGGTTCCCTTTATTTTTGGAAATAACATATGAAACAAAACAGTATACTTTTTTGGCACCACAAACTAGGTTGCACTTGCCCTATTTGCTCTACAAAATAAATTGGATTTTATATTATGACAAACCGACCAAAAGATAAAACCATTGGTTTTACTTGCTCAACCTTTGACTTGTTACACGCAGGTCATATCTTAATGTTAGCAGAATGTAAGCAAAGTTGTGATTACTTAATTGCAGGTTTACAAACAAATCCAGCAATCGACCGACCAGATAGTAAAAATAAACCTGTTCAATCGATTGTTGAAAGATATGTTCAATTATCTGCCGTTAAATATGTAGATGAAATTATTGTCTATGAAACCGAAAAAGATTTAGAAGACTTGTTAATGTTTTTACCAATCAATGTGAGAATTATTGGCGAAGAATATAAAGACAAAGAATTTACAGGAAAAGAAATTTGTGTGGATAGAAACATTGATGTAGTATTCAATTCTCGTTCACATCGATTTAGTTCAACAGAATTACGCCAACGAACAGCACTTTACGAAACAAATAAAAGATAATGATACAAGACATTTTAGAAATATTACAACAAGCATATACAAATAATTGGATTACAGCAAGAGATGGAAATATCTCATATAAGTCCGATGACAAACATCAATTCTTAATTACACCAAGTGGATTAAGAAAACAAGAACTCAAAGAGAACCAATTAGTCAAAATTAAAATGACTGAAGATGGTTGGGAACAAATGACCAACCATAATTTAAAACCAAGTGGTGAAATTGAATTACATTATGGTTTATTAAAAGACATTGAAACCGAAAGGTGTGTAGTTCATTTACATCCAACATATACAATAGCAGCCTTATATGCTGGTATTGATATATCAAAATTAGTTTTAGAGTTTCCAGAATTAGGACGATACACAAGAGTAGCACCAAGTGTTGAAGAAGTAGAACCAATCAGTAAAGAATTAGCTGATAGGTGTATGGAAAATCTAAACATTGATGATAACGGTAATTGTGAATTTGATATTGTAGCAATTGACAGACATGGTGTAGTCGCAATTGATGAAACTCCATGGAAGGCCTTTGAACATATTGAACGATTAGAACATATTTGTAAAATAGTTTTATCTGCTAAATAATTGCCTCATCTTAATTCATAAACTGTTATAATATTATTTTATTTGGAGACAATTATGTCGGTACAACTACTCACTTTCAAAACACAACAATCAATCATTGGTGATGTTACTGAAGATGGTGATTTTTATAAAGTAAAAAAACCAACACAAGTATTCATTCAACCCTCACAAGAAGACCCTAATAGAACAATGATGGGTTTCGCACCATACTTGGAGTTTTGTGAAGAATATCTAACTGGTATCAAAATACCAAAAGATCAAATTTTAACAGTAACAACACCTGTTAAAGATTTACATAATCAATACAATAAAGTTTTTGGTTCAGGCATTGAAATGCCTACGAAAGAGGACATTGCCGCTATTAGAAGAGCAACCTGATATAATAGCTAAATGTCGAGAAATTATTATACAAATGTAATCGTTTATGGCAATACTATTCTTTATCGAGGTGTAAAGAACGGTGTTCGCCATAGAGATAAAATCAATTACAACCCTACCTTATTTGTTCCATCAAATAAAAAAACAGAATGGAAATCATTACAAGATGAACCATTAGAACCGATGCAATTTGGTTCTATTCGTGAAGCGAGAGACTTTCTTAAGAAATATAAAGATGTCAATAACTTTAAAATATTTGGCAATGATAAGTTTGAATATCCATTTATTACAGAAAGACATCCAGAAGAAATCATAGATTGGAATTACAATGATTTATGTATCGCTAATATTGATATCGAAGTTGGTTCAGAGAATGGTTTTCCAGAACCCAAGACTGCAACAGAACCAATCACAGCCATTGCAATAAAATTCTCAAACAAACCAACATATTATGTGTTTGGTATTGGTGAATACAAAAAACACCGTGATGATGTAGAATATTTCAAATGTGATGATGAATATGGTCTCATTAAAATGTTCATGCAATTATGGACTACAAATTATCCAGATGCAATTACTGGTTGGAATGTTTATGGTTTTGATATACCTTATATCATCAATCGTTTTGAGAAAGTTGCTGGTCAAGATGTAATGAGAAAACTTTCACCATGGAATCTAGTGTCAATTAGAGAAGATACTTATTTTGGCAAATCCATGGTAACTGGAAATATTGCAGGGGTAGCAACACTTGACTACATGAGATTGTTTAGAAGATTTTCTCCAAATAGATCACAAGAAAATTATCGATTAGATACAATTGCTCAAGCTGAAGGTGTTGGTCAAAAAATAGCATATGATGACTATGATGGTTTGTTTGATTTATACAAAAAGAATTATCAATTGTTTATTGAGTATAACATACGAGATGTTGAACTTGTTGAGAAGTTAAATAAAAAAGGTCGTTTATTAGAAATGGCACTTACGATTGCTTATGATGCAAAAGTAAACTACGATGATATCTTCACTCAAGTGAGAATGTGGGACGCCATCACACACGGTTATTTGTATCACAAGAAGATTGCTATTCCACCAAGAACTGGTAATCGAAAAAGTTCAGCTTATGAAGGCGCATATGTAAAAGACCCACAAATTGGAATGTTTAATTGGGTTGCATCGTTTGATTTGAATTCACTTTATCCTCATTTGATGATGCAATATAACATTTCACCAGATACGATTGTTGAACCTGAACAGTATTCACAAGAGATGCGTGAAGTCATCAGCAAAGGTGTAAACATTGATAAACTATTAAGAAATGAAATTGATTTATCAAAAGTTAAAAATGTTGCTGTCACGCCTAATGGACAATTCTTCAAAAAAGATAGACAAGGTTTTTTACCAGAGTTGCTTGAAAGAATGTATAATGACCGAACTGTCTATAAAACAAAAATGTTAGAAGCAAAACAAAACTATGAAAACGCTAAAACACCAGAAGAAAAATCTGATTATGCCGCTCTTGCTTCTCGTTATGCAAACTTACAGTTGACTAAAAAAGAATGTTTAAATTCGGCATATGGTGCTCTTGGTTCTGAATACTTCAGATTCTTTGATGTAAGACAAGCAGAAGGCATCACAATGGCTGGTCAATTATCGATTCGTTGGATTGAAAAGAAATTGAACGAATACTTAAATAAAATATTACAAACACAAGGAGTTGATTATGTTTTGGCATCAGATACGGATTCGGTGTATCTTAACCTTGAACGGTTTATATCTAAAGTATACGAAGGCAAAGATATTAATAGTCAAAAAGCCATCGAGATCATGGATAGATTCTGTGAGGATAAATTACAACCATTTATTGATAGAAGTTATTCGGAACTTGCACAATATGTTAATGCGTATTCACAAAAGATGGTAATGAAACGAGAAGTATTGGCTGACAAAGCAATTTGGACAGCAAAGAAACGATACATTCTCAATGTTTATAATTCAGAAGGCGTTCAATTCACCGAACCACAGATGAAGATTCAAGGTCTTGAAGCAATTAAATCTTCAACCCCTGCCGCCTGCCGTAGAAAAATTAAAGAAGCACTAAATATTATTCTATCTGGTAAAGAAAGTGAAATACAGGATTACATACTTGTGTTCAAAGAAGAATTCAAAAAAATGCCTGTTGAAGACATTTCTTTCCCAAGGTCAATGAATGGTCTAAAAGAATATGCTAACTCTAAAACGATTTGGTCAAAAGGAACACCAATTCATGTAAGAGGTGCGTTAGTGTTTAATCATATGGTTGATCAAATGAAACTGAATAAAAGATTTCAAAAGATTAATAACGGTGAAAAGATTAAGTTTATCTATCTAAAACAACCAAACATATTTCAGACCGATGTTATTTCTTTTGCTTATACAATGCCAAAAGAATTTAATATTGAAGAATGTATTGATTATGAATTACAGTTTGAAAAATCATTTGTTGATCCATTAAAAATCATACTCGACTGTATTGGTTGGAGTGTTGAAAAAGTTAATTCATTAGAGGACTTCTTTGGATGACAAACTATCTAGTGCCTTTTATAACAGCGATTGCACTATCATCGATAGCTGCATTTTATTCTGTTATTGGTTTAGCACAAATTTTTCCAGGTTCTTTTTGGCCAATCGTCATTATGGGTTCAGTATTAGAAGTAGCAAAATTAGTAACTGCATCTTGGCTATATAATAATTGGAAAGAAACACAAATATTGATGAAGACTTATTTTTTAGTGGCGATTGTATTGCTAATGCTAATTACATCAATGGGCATTTTTGGTTTCTTATCAAAGGCACATATTGATACAAACTTAATGGTTGGTTCTAACCAAGTTAAAATACAAACACTTGACC